TTAACTGACGAAGAGTTTTCATGTGTTCGTCAGTAATACCTATAGACTCACGTTCCTCTTTGTTCATGAAAAGCAAAGATCTGTAATACTGTTCAACTGATTCGGTTAAAATATCACCAGTAACCCATCCACTCTCATTCATAGATGCGATTAACTTTTCAGTTGAATCTATACTTTCAAACTGTTCATCTGTAAGTTTTCCACTAGCTTTAGCTACATCGAGCAATACATCTCTATACTTCTCAGCATCTGGTATAGCTCTACCGCTAATCTGAGTAAACTTCTCCCAGCCATTATCTAAACCACCTTTGAGCAGAGCATTTCTGCTATCACTCATTTGGTCGATCATACCGCCAAGAACGTTACTAACTTCAGTCCAGAGAACTTTAGCTTCCTCAAAGTCACCGATAAAGATTTCCCAAGTCTGAGCCCAACCAGAACCTATAGCTTCCTTAAGGGTATCTATAAGCATACTGAAAGTTTTTACTTCAGTTGCTGCTGCACCAGCTTTCATGCCTATGTCTTCGAAATTCTTTATCTGCTCTTCGGTAAGACCCATTTCTTTTAACTCTGCTTCATAGGCCTCACGTTCAGCATCGGTTAAATCCTTAACGTTTGTAGAGTAGATCTTCAGGGTTTTGGTTAAGACATCGGTTGTCATCCACTGATAGGCCAACGAATCGTTAAAGTTCTTGGTTGCACTAATGGTGTCTTTCATTGTTGCACCCTGGGCATTCGTAGAAAGAACTGTGTACATACCATCGGCACCCTTTTCAACAGTACCGCATGTACTTGCAACCTCAAGCAATGTATCCTTAAATCCTTTTGTTGCCATGTTAGCGTTCTCAATCGACTTCCAGTCAATCAACTTAACATAGCCTGCTGATAGAGCCTGTGAGAAGTTGTACATGGCCCTGGATGCTTCATTGGAGTTAGCACCAGCAAGAGCAGCAGCGTTAGCCACACCCTTGATAGCTGCAACTGAATCTCCAAGCGAGATACCAGCGTTGGTAAATTTACCGATGTTACTGGTCATGTCAGCAAAAGAATATATGGTCTGATCAGAGTATTTGTTTAACTCCTCCAAATAACCGTTAACCTTTGCTAACGACTCACCAGTACCAGCCATAATGGTCTGAACAGAGCCCATTTTGAGTTCGTATTCTTTAAAACCATCAGTAACTCCATCGATCGTAAGCGCTTTGGCAATCTTCTTACCGGCGTCTACTATCTTACCTGCTATCTGATACTCAAATATACTGGCCATCTTAAGCCAGACATCCTGAATGTGAAAACCAGCTCTAGTTGATGTTATCTCAGTTTGACTAAAAGCATCCCGTAGACCACTCATACCTCCAGAGTTCTTACCGACCTCTTCGGTTGTCTTATCAAGCTGGTTCAGACTCTTTATGGTGGAAGCGATCTTATGCTCGAAGCTTGAATTGTCAAAGACCATCCTGACAATCCGTTCTTCAATAGAACTCATTGTTTCGTAACCTCCTTCCAACACTCATCCGCTATTCTTTGGAAAATATCCCTCATAGCTGGATTAATATAGTCGATTCCCTGAATATAAGCACCATTGCCAGTACCGTGACCATACTGAATGATGGCTGCGATAGCGACACCTTTGTTTACATTCGTGTTTCCCCAACTAATAGTTGTCTGGTTACGGCCTTCTTCGATCTCGTAATACCAACTATCTGCTGTTTTTCCTGTATCAACTGGAGTAGCGGCCCTAAGAGCTTCAACGCCTCTCTGACCGTACTCCTTAAGTACGCTTAAATAATCTCGGTCTTGGAGACGATTGAGGAACTCATAGGTTTTAGAAAAATCGCCACTACACGTGATTTGTATTCCCATAACCGTCTCCTTTCCGAAAATATCACCCCTTAGTATGTAGTTGTTTTCTACGTAAGTCGTTTAACTTGTCATAGTCTCTTCTCATTTGAGCTGCTGACCTTTTCTTCTGCGAATCGGGGTTGTTCTTTATCTCACAAATCTTTACCAAAGTTAACAATCTATTGAAATGCCATTTCTGACATTCGAATGGAATTTGTAAAGCAACCATCCAGTAATAGACAAGTTCAGACGTTACGATTTCTCCACTATGTCCTATACCGTGTCCATTACCTCCAAACGTAGTTGCCGTTGCTGGATGCTTTATGTATTCGTTAACTTTATCGATTTCAGATTGTGAAATCCTTTTGTAAATCTCGGGATCTACTCTTGATGGGGATACGGTCATGCATTCTACATAACTCAGTACCTCTGCTACCGTTTTCTCATCTTCAGATAAAAACGGTTTACACCAGATAGACTCCCATTTCGAAACTGACAGTAAAGAATGCTCTAAAATCAATTCACAACCCTTTACAGCATCTTTGTATACGAAGCATTCGTTAACCTCGTCCCAGAATTGCTCTTTGGGTTGATCTGGTATAACGATCTTTAGCATTTCCTCACCTCTTTATTTAACTGGATGGAACTCACCCTTAGGCTTTTCTTTTGTTGCCTCAGTGATTTCCCTTGGCATTATTCCGTTACAGAACTCTGCTATGGTACTCTCATCTTTAGTGATCTCATCCATTAATACCTCGTAAGCAGGGGACTGTCTAAACCTGTTACAAAGCTTAAATCCGTGTTCATCTTCTTTTATGTGGTACTTTCCATCTGCAGAAAGCTCTCCATAAGACGCCAATACGATCTTTCTGAACGCCTTGTAAATCTCCTTATTGTCAACGGCTTTGATCATTTTATCCAGCTGTGCTGCAAAACCACCATCAACTGACATCTGCATATCGTTTAACTCTGTTTTGGAAAGATTGAAGTAGAAATCCTCGGTTCTCTCTGTACCAAGGAAGTCTGTGTATGTAATTGTCTTCTTAATCATGGTAATTCTCCTTTCGAAATTGGGCTCATTTTGAGCATGAAAAGAAAAGCCCAGGCCGCTGGCACATCCATGTCCTCCAACGACCCGGACCTCCCGGCAAAATTAGTTATGCGGTTGTGATGATGGTGTAAACTTCATCAGGCATAGGCAGACGAGGATCTACAGCGCCAGTCTCACTCTTCTCATAGTAAGTCTTGAGAGAGTCAACTGTAGTATCTGTCGAAAGAGTGTATACGTATGATCCAGCGGATCCACTCCTCTCATACCAGCCCTCAGTAGAAGGATTCTCTGATCCAGCAGGAGTAACTGCAGTATAGGTTGCAGTGCCGTCCTTACCGTAAAGAATCTCCTCGATCGCATCAAGCTGAGCCTTAGTAACCTTTGTGCTGTCGATCTCGATGTGAGAAGTAGCCTTAGCGTTGTTTATAACAGTTACAGGAACAGGAGTTGTCTTGAACTCGTAGCTGAATGTACCTGCCTCAGGGGACTCGTTAATGGTTGAACGAGACTTCTGAGAAGGTGAAGCTGTAGCGTTGTAAACAAGGTGAAGGGTGTAACCGAGATCCAGACCCTCTGTATCATTACCGATAAGAGTTCTGTAAGAAAGACCAAAGGCCTTCCTGTTCTGCTGTGCGATCGTAACACCAGTAGCAAGCTCTGTTCTACCGTCGCAAGCCTTCCACTCCTCAGGGTATGTGTAGCACTCTACAGTACCGTTGAAGTTCTCAGCACCACGAAGTGAGCCGTACTTGATGTTATCTGCATAGAAATCCTGAGCGTCTCCGCCCTCAGGTGACTCTGAAATAGATGTTATACCATTCCATGCCACTCCCTTAGGGTAAACTCCGTTCGCGATAGGGTACAGGACCGCATGGTCGGTACCGGCTTCGAACTTTTTAGCACCCTGTTCATCCCAAATTAATCTGGACATGATCTTTTTACCTCCGTATGTTATTGATTTATTGTGTAGTAGTCGTTATAGACACCATCCGTTACAATTCGTCTATCAAATATACAGAACGGCATCTCTAGAGCGAACTTCTCTTTGAGATCGTTCTTTATAGACTTGTACATATGGGTGATCTGCCAACGACCTGTAACTATGTATGGAACATTGTCTGCCCGGTCTATGTTGTATCTCTCGAAAGAATATACAATAGCCGGGTACTTCATAGCGGTGTTTGGTGGAGCTTGGAAGTAGACGTTTTTACTACCAAGAGTGTTTTCCAGTAATTCCTGGATCTCTAATCTGGTTTTCATTAGCCCTCTTCCTCCTCTTCCAAATATAACTCACCAAGGGATAGGGTGAGTCGTGGGGTACTCACCTCAACGTTGCTCACCTTCCACTTGGCACCGTATAGAGATACATATGCGATCTTGTGGAAATTGTTTAGAAGAAAGGGATCTGCGACTACTGAGATTGTGTTAGAGATAGATAGATCTTCATTTATTTTGGCACCCTGTTGGTTTCTCCAGGATTCTCTAAGAATATCACCATAGAACTTCCTAGTAACTATACCTGGGACCCAAACTCCGGGCTCTTCTTCCACTTCTTCCCTAAACCCGATATCGTCATACCACTTCATAAGCAACCTCCACTAAGAAAAATATCAGCCTGCTGCCTTAGCAGAGAACTCGGTAAGGGTTGCAGCTGCGGGTGATCCTGCAAGTTCAGCTATGGTAACCTTGTTAGCAGCGACTTTAACGGGTCTGTAGCTAGCGGTTCCAACCTTAACCATAAGAACGCCCTTAGCGAAAGCGTCTTCAACAACAGCCTGGTCAACCTGGGTATTGAACTCGGGATCAACATAGATCTTGCTGTCCGAGGTCTTACCATAAACTATAACGGCTGTTACATACTTGTCCTTAGCGTCCTGAAAAATCTTATCCATTGTCAATTCCTCCTTGTGGTATTAATGAAGACCGGGGGCCACTAAGGACACCCCGGTACAGTCCGTATTAGTTACCTCTCTTGAGGTAGAAGCTTATTGCTGAGAAAGGCTTGATCAGGGCACCTGACATCCTTGTCTCATACAGATACTTGTACTGGTTGTAATCGATATCGAAATCATCGAAGAAATCAGTCTTAGCACCGCCGTTTGTACCGATGTTGTAGTCTGCGAAGTTTACAGATACACCGATCAGAGGATACTCAGTTGTTGAGCCACTCTCTGTTATAGCGATCTGCTGACCTTCCATAACCTCAACAGGAACGATCTCCTTAACTCTCATAGCGGTAGCAACCTCAGCCTCGCTCTTGTAGAGTCTCTCGTTGATACCGTTCTCGAGAAGCAGGCAGTCGGTAAGGTAATCATCAGTCGTGTAGAATGAAGGGTTACCTGATCCCTTGTAAAGCTTCCTGGACTTGATCATGGCCTTTATAAGAGCCTTAGCGATGTCATCATCTGTAGCGCTTGCTGCAACCTCAACGGGCACCTTAACAGTGAACAGATCAGCATCGTTGTATACAGGTCTGATGTGAGACTCCTGGATCTTGTCATCAGAAGAAGAGAGTCTGCCGTCACCTATGATGATTGCACGAGCGGTCTCCTCCTTAAGCATAAGCTGCATCTCAGCCTTGATCCAAGCTACTACGTTCATATCTGTGATGTCATCCAGATCGTCCTTATCGAACTTCTGCTTCTTGTAGATGGTCTGAGGATCAGTTGTTCTCTTGAGCAGGCTGAATACCTCTTCCTTCTTAAGCTTACCCTTGATGTAACCACGGGCCCTAGCCTCATCCTCAGTGATGTTGGCGAAGATGCTCTTTACACGGCTGAAAGGTGTGTGATGACAAGAGTTAAGAACCTTGTCTACCCAACCAGTCTCCCTCTTGATGAACTCGGGAGTTGTGTTGATGGTCTTTGCCTCAGGGAACAGGTACTCCATGTTGTTGATACCGTAATCTCCGTCAGCGTGCTCCAGGTATCCCTCTTCCTCAGCGGCATTGAAAGCCTCTCTGAGTGATCCCATCTGCCTACCAACTCTGTTGATCTCGTTGAACTCGTCGTGTGAGAGTGTGTTTACTGCAGCGTACTCTTCGCCTGCAAATACATTGTGTTTCATTTCTTCTGATCCTCCTTTAGAATCTGATTTGCTGTCTTCTACTGCCTTCCCAACAAGGAAAGCAACGACCTTTTTCTGCTTCTCATTGAATGTGTTATAGACATCCTGAACTGTCTCTTCCCCAGAGTCTTCGTCCTCGTCATCATCGGCCTCATTTTGATCGTCGTCGGCATGTTTGACTTCTCCGTCACCTTTGCCCTCTGCAGCCTTACCAACAAGGAACGCTACGACCTTCTTCTGCTTCTCGTTGAACGTGTTGTAGACATCCTGTACGGTCTCTTCTTCACCTTCTTCAGCAGCGTCGTTTTCCTCTTCCTTCTCGTCTAATTCCTTTACCTCTTCATCTTTCATTTTTTCTCCTTCCGCATGACCGAATTCAATGTC